TGCCGGCAACTGCTGCATTCCGTGCGTTGAACAATGACTATACTGCAAATCAGGCAACCGTTGAAACGAAGACTGTTGCACTGAAGATCTTCGGTGGTTCCTTCGAGATGGACCGTGTGTTGAAGCAGGCTGAAGGCAAGTTCAACAACATGGCATATCAGTTCGAGGAAAAGATTGCAGCAGCAATTTCCCTGTTCCACTACACCTTGATCAATGGTAACAGCACCACTGCAACGGATGAATTCGATGGCCTTGACAAGATGCTTGCAGGCACCACTTCCGAATTCAATGCAGGTGAAGGCAAGACGATTGATCTTTCCACGATGGCAAACCTGAAGACCAACATGGATCAGTTCTATGAAATGCTTCAGAACCTTATCAAGAAGACCAATGCAGATGCACTCCTGATGAACACTGACATGATCAGCAAGGTTCAGACCATCGCAAGACTTCTTGGTTATAAGACCGAAACCGAGGAAGCATTCGGCAAGAGAGTGACTGTCATGGATGGTGTTCGTTTCATGGATCTTGGCAATCATTACGCTGTTTCCGGTGGTGCTGTGACCGCAAATTCTTGCGTGAAGGTGAATTCCGGTGTTACTGACATCTATGCAGCGAAGTTCGATGTAAACAACGGTTTCCATGCAGCTTCCTTGACCGGAAACGGTGCAATCACTTCCTATGTTCCGGACTTCAGTCAGCCGGGTGCAGTGAAGAAGGGTGAAGTTGAGATGGTAGCAGCAACCGTTCTGAAGAATACTGCAAATGCAGGTGTTCTCCGTAACATCAAGATTGCGTAATAATGTGAATGGTGCGGTGGCATAGTCTGCCGCACCTTATAAAAGAAAGGATGGATCGACATGGCAAAGAAGGATGCAGAAGTAAATGCAGAAGTAGATGCAAAGAAGGATGCAGCAGCAGATGCAAAGGCAGATGCAAAGGCAAAGAAGTGGTTGGTTAAGGTGGTAAGCAATCCGAATTTCTGCGGCATTGATGCAGGCGGTGTGCAGTTCGCACATGGTCAGGCAGTCATTTCTGATGCAAGAATGGCAGCATGGTTCCGCAGTCATGCAGGCTATGAAGTGACGGATGCTGAATAATGAAAGGGGGAATCCCTGATGATTATGACAGCAGAAGAATTCAAGACATATGTGACAACCGATGTTGCGGATCCGGTGATTGAAGCAAAGCTTCAGGCCATCGAATTGCTGATCAGAAGACACACCAACAACAACTTTCAGCAAAGGGCAATCAGAACTGTTGGAACGATTGAGGATGGGAAACTGTATTGTGATGTTGCCATGTTCAAGGCAGGTGACACGATACAGATCACCGAATCGAACTTCAATGAAGGCCTGTATGTTGTTTCTAAGGTTGAAGAAGAAGGTGATGATGTCATCGCACTTCCGGATGCCTTGGATGAAACTGATGTCCTTGTGACGAAAGTTGTCTATCCGGTGGATGTGAAGATGGGTGTTGTGAACATGATGAAGTGGGATCTTGAAAACAGGGATAAGGTTGGCATACAGTCTGAAACCATTTCCCGGCATTCTGTGACCTATTTCAACATGGATGGGGATAATTCCTCACTTGGTTATCCGAAGTCCTTAATCGGCTTCCTACGGCCTTACATGAAGGCTAGATTTTAGGGGGTGTTTGCATGATTGGTGGCAATACAATTGCACAGCTTCAGATCAGCACCACAACCAAGAATGAAATCGGTGAATCCGTGAAGGAATGGAAAACCATTCACAACATTGCAGGATTCCTTGACCTTTCTTCCGGTGATTCCACCTATACGACATTCAATGCAAAGATTCAGGAATCAACACATGTGTTTGTTTCTGATTGGAAGCAGCTTGATTCGGCTGTGAAGGCTGAAAATAGCAGAATGATTGTGAATGGTGGTGTGTATGATGTCAAGTTGATTGATGATCCAATGGGATTGCACAAACAGCTTGAAATCTATCTGAAGTATACAGGGGGGCAATGATATGGCTGTTCATTTTGAAGATAATTCAATGAGAGTTAGGGAAGAAATGAATCAGGCTGCAATTGCCTATCTGTTTGAATCGGCAGAATCACTTGCTTCACAGACAGCAAACAATTCAAGGGTTGGAACCGGACAATTGAAGAATTCATGGACCTACAAAGTCGATGAATCGAAATTGGAAGCAGTGATCGGATCACCACTTCAGAATGCTATATGGGAAGAATTCGGAACAGGTGAATATGCCTTGAAGGGTGATGGTAGAAAAGGCGGTTGGGTGTACCGGGATGAAAAGACCGGGGAATTCCATCACACATACGGTAAAACACCAAACCGGGCATTGCAGAATGCATTCAACACCTTGAAGAATGCAATCATCAGAAGGGCAATGGAAGTTCTGAAGGCACGAATGGAAGAAGGGAATGGTGAATGATGACAACGGCAGCTTTGGGATTCATAAAAGATGCAATGGATTCAGCCGGGATTCCGTATGAATTTATGGAATTCACTTCTGATGTTTCTTCCATTCCTGCATATTGGGTTGGATCTTATTCAGAAGTGACACCCGGTGCAGAAGATGGAAAGCAGGAAGCACAATTCATCCTGACCGGAACCGGAAAAGGATCATGGTTGGATCTTGAAAAGCAGAAAGCAACAATTGAACAATTATTCCCTGCAATTGGGGGCAGAACAGCAATCCTTCCGAATGGAAATGGGATTGCTGTTTTTTATGGGAATGCATTCCCTGTTCCAACAGGTGAAGGTTCCCTGAAAAGAATCCAAATCAACTTAGATTTGAAAGAATGGAGCGTGAAAAAATGAGAAAATCGGGAATTAACAGCAAGACTCCGGATGATTTCTTACTTGGAGCAGGCACGGTATTCAAGAATTTGAAGTATGTGTACAACAAAGTCACGGTGGAAGATGGTGGAGAGCAGCCGAAGGGTTCCCTGAAGGTTATCGCAGACACCGAGGAAGAAGGCACTGACACGATTCGGATCAGCAAGCTGACACCGGATGTTTCCTTCATTGGAGTTGCCGCAGATTATGTGCCGAAGGCAGGTGATTTTGTCATCGGTGAATGGGATGATTCTGAAGAAAATGTCCTTGGTGCAACATCCGGTGGCAACAAGTGTTCCATCGTTTCCGAATTTACGGATGTTGATGTCGATGGTGCGACTGTAAAGGTCAAGGGATTGACCTTGAAGATGGGTGAAGCAGGCAGCCTTGAAACGAACCTTGCACAGCATACTGTGGAGAGTTTCAAGAGGGCAATTGTCGGCAAGGAAGTGGATTCTCTTATCAAGGGATACACGCAGATCATCACCAAACCGCTTCTTGAACTGTCCGACTATCTTGACAATATCGCATTTGTCGGAAACATGACGGACGGAACGGAAGTGATCATCATCATGGAAAATGCACTTTGCACTTCCGGTTTTGAGGTTGAGCCGAAGAACAAGGAAACGGCAGTGTTGAAGGCAACCTTTGAATGTTCTGCTGACTTCAAGGGTGATGTATTTGACACCTTACCGATCTATATTTTCTACCCGGAAAAGGCCACAGCGTAAAGAAAGGATTGAAACCTTATGAGTAAAGCAATTATTGAAGATAATACGAAGCAGGAAGAAGCAGTGATTGAAAGACCGTATACATTGCGGAAGCTGAATGATGGTGATTTGATGCCGTTGTTGCAGCTTTTCCGCAAGCTTGGCCTGAAGGAGTTCAAGGACACCTTCAAGCAGGAAGCGAAGGGAATGACCATTGATGAAGTCGGGAAGATGGTTGTGCTTGACATTGCTGACATCGTGATTTCCAAGTTATGCGGTCCGGTGGGTGAGGACATCTATTCTTTTTGGTCGGATATGTCCGGGATCCCGGTTGACGAGATCAAGAAGATGGAGTTCGGCACACTGCCGTTGATGATCTATGATTCTTTCAATGAGGTGAAGAACACATCTTTTTTCAAGGTTGTCTTCAAATTGCTTTAATAGGTGAGATTGAGTTCATGGACTTGCTGTTTTCAAGATACGCAAGTCCAATGGACTTCATGAGATTGTACATCGAACAAGGGCGGTTTGGGGAGTTTGTGAACCAAATAATCAATCTTGAAAATGAGCGCAAAAAAGAAGAAGCGGAAAAAGAGGATGACAACAAACTTTGGATTGCTTACGTTCACAGTATGTCTGACATGCCTTTCAGCGAATGGAAGGCCGGGTTGTGGCAGAAGCAGAAGGAACAACCGACAACCTTATCAATGACAGATGAACAGGTGGAAGAAACCAAACAGCAATCAAGGGGAATCTTGCAGAGATTTTCCCCAAAATAGAAAGGGAAATGCATGGAACTGTTCAGATTGTTTGGCAGCATTGCCATTGACAACACTGAAGCGAACCATGCCATTGATGACACAGCAGAAAGGGCGAACAATTCACAGGGAACCATCAACAGTGCTTTCGGTGGAATTGGAAGGGCCGTTGTGTCAGCAGGCAAGTTGATTGCAGGTGCAGGATTGGCCATTGGTGGATCCATCCTTGCAGTCACAGAAAGTACAAGAGAATATAGGCAGGAAATGGGATTGCTTGAATCTGCCTATAAGACAGCAGGCCACAGTTCTGAAGTGGCCAAAAACACCTATTCTGATCTGAATGCAGTCATGGGTGATTCCGGTGCGGCTGTTGAAGCTGCACAGCACCTTGCATTGGTTGCTGATAACGAAGAAGAACTGAATGACATGACAAACACCTTGACAGGAGTGTATTCGACTTTCGGGGCATCATTGCCGTTGGAGGGGTTGGCAGAAGCCATCAACCACAGCAGTTCTTTAGGAGAGGTGCAATCGTCCTTGGCCGATGCACTCGAATGGTCCGGAATAACCGTTGATGACTTCAATGCACAGCTTGCGGAGTGTTCAACAGAGGAAGAAAGACAGGACCTGATCATGAACACCTTGCGTGATACATACGGCAAAGCAGCGGATCAGTACAAGGAAACAAACAAGGATGTGATGGATGCAAGGAAGGCACAGGAAAAGCTTTCTGATGCCTTTGCAGAACTTGGTGCGGTATTTGAACCAATCGTGACTAAAATCAAAAATAAGATTGCGGACATGGTTGCGGCAGCAGCACCAAAGATCCAGGAACTTATTGACAAGTTCAAGGATGCAATCAATTGGATCAAAGAGAATGAAAACACAATTCATACATGGGTTGCAGTCATTCTTGGTGCAGCAACATCCATCGGAATCTTTCTTTTGATTATGAATTGGGGAACCATTATGACAGCAGCTGCAAAAGCAATCAGCACGGTCAGAAATGCGATCCTTTTATTCAATGCGGCACTTATGGCCAATCCAATCGGAATCATCGTGGCACTTCTTGCAGGCCTTGTGGTTGCCTTTATCTATTTATGGAACAATGTTGAACCATTCAGACAGTTTTGGATCAATCTATGGGAGAAGATACAAGATGCATGTTCAAAGGCTGCTTCCATACTGAAAACAAAATTCACTGAAATGTACAACAGCATGAAAGAGAAATTCGAATCCATGAAACAGAAGGCAACGGATATTTTCAACAACATCCGGAACACAATTTCTGAAAAGGTGCAATCAGCAAAGGACAAGGCTGTTTCAGCTTTCCAATTGCTGAAATCGGGCCTGATTGATCCAATAGTTTCTGCAAAGAACAAGGTTGTTGAAGTCTTCGGATCAATCTATTCAACAATCAAAGAAAAAATCGAATCAGCACGGAACACAGTGGACAATGCCATCAAAAAGATAAAGGGATTCTTCAACATTGATCTGAAGTTCAAAGCAATCAAAATGCCTTCAATCAGTGTGTCATGGTCAAAGAAGCCTGCAATTCTTGCAAAGGCTGCGGAACTTCTTGACATCCCCGGTGTTCCAAAGTTTTCTGTCAAGTGGAATGCAAAGGGTGGAATATTTGACAGGCCGACAGTGCTTCCAACACTTGCAGGATGGCAAGGGTTTGGCGAAGCAGGAGCAGAAGCAATCACACCTATTGACACACTTCTTGTGTTCGTCAGGGAAGCTGTGAAAGCAGAGAATGAACCTGTCATCTATTACATGCAAAGGATCATGTCAATATTGGCAGAATACATGCCACAGCTTGCAGAAAAGGATTCGAACATCGTTCTTGATGGGAATGCCTTGGTCAGCAGATTGGCACCAAGGATTGATCAGGAATTGGGTATATTATCAAACAGAAAAATGCGTGGGAACGTATAAACCACGATAAAGAACAAAAGAAGGGGGTGAATCCCTTATGGAACTTTTTAAGATCTTCGGAAAGATTGCTATTGATAACGAAGAAGCAAACGAGAACATAGAAGCCACATCGAAAAAGGCAGGCAATTTTGCGGAATCCTTGAAGAAAGGGGCGGCAACGGCAGCGAAGTTTGGAACAGCGGTTGTCACCGGAACGGCAGCAGCAGGTGCGGCACTGATGGGTGTGGTTTCTTCGTCTGCATCAACAGCGGATGAAATCGACAAGATGTCTGCAAAGATCGGTATGTCAAAACAGGCATATCAGGAATGGTCCTATGTATTGGGGCAGAATGGAATGGATGTCAACAGTCTTCAGATGGGTATGAAAACGCTTGTTGCACAAATGGACGGAGCAGCAAGCGGAACTGAAAAGAGTGTTGAAATGTTCGAAGCGTTAGGTGTTAGCATCTACGATTCCACAGGAAAAATGAAGAATCAGGAAGATATGTTCAAGGAAGTGACAATGGCACTTGCTGCAATGGAAAATGGCACAGAAAAAGCAGCACTTGCAAATGGACTTCTTGGCCGATCCGGATCTGAAATGATGCCGATGTTGAACAACGGTGCAGAAGGCATTGTTGAATTGACAGACAGAGCACACGAATTGGGCCTGATCATGGGTGATGATGCAGTGAATGCAGGTGTTGTCCTTGGTGATACCTTGGACGATGTGAAGAAGTCTGTCGGGATGGTAGGAACAAAGCTTGGTGTCACACTGTTTCCCATCATTCAGAAAGTGCTTGACATGGTGCTGAAATTCATGCCGCAAATACAGAATGCTTTTGATAGTTTTGCACCTGTCGCAATCGGGTTGATGGATTCATTGATGCCGATGCTGTTCGATTTGGCAGAAAGCATTTTCCCGATGCTGATGGATATTTTGAACGGACTTTTACCTGCATTCACGCAGATCACAGAAGCAATCCTTCCGGTGGTGTTGCAAGCATTGCAGTTGTTGCTTCCACCGTTGATTCAGATTGTGAAATCTGTGCTTCCGGTGCTTACAACGCTATTGACAGGAGCAATGAAGATTTTAAGTCCGATTTTAGACTTGCTTTCTCCGTTGTTATCGGCAATTTTAGCTGTGATTTCACCTTTGCTTGATTTACTGAACGTAATTTTGCAACCGTTGATTGACCTGTTCACATACCTTGCAGAAACCATTGGTTCTGTGCTTGGTCCGGTATTCGAAGGAATCGGCACTGTGCTTGGAAAAGTCGGTGAAGGATTCACATGGATGAAAGAAAAGGCATCGGGTGCAATGTCCGACATGAAGGCGAAGATTGAAGAAAACGGTGGTGGAATCAAGGGATATTTCAAAACCATGACCGATTCTGCAAAGCAGGCATGGGGAATGGCCTTTGATAAGATGGACGAAATCACAGGCGGCAAGATGTCCGCAATGAAGAAGAAGATCGAGGAAAACGGTGGCGGCATCAAAGGGTATTTCAAGACCATGACTGATTCCGCAAAACAGGTATGGTCCAAAGCATTCAACAAAATGGATGAAATCACCGGGGGCAAACTTACCGAGATCAAAGACAAGATGACCGAAAAACTCACTGCTGCGAAAGATGCGGTTGTGGGGATCTTCGAAAAAATCAAGTCCGGTATTACGGAAAAGATAGAAATGGCGAAGGAAACAATCAGCGGAATCATTGAGAAAATCAAAGGATTTTTCGATTTTGATTTCAAGCTTCCGAAGATCAAGATGCCACATTTCAGTGTTACTCCGTCCGGTTGGGAAATCGGGGATCTGTTGCAGGGTTCCATTCCGAAGCTTGGCATTGAATGGTATGCAAAGGGCGGTGTCATGGAGAAGCCGACAGTGTTCGGACGGAATGGCAACAATGCAATGGTAGGTGGTGAAGCAGGTGCGGAAGCTATTGCACCGATCAGCACACTGAAAACCTATATCCGGGAAGCTGTTGCGGAACAGAATGTTTCCAATTATAACATGATGCGTGAAGCATTCACAGATGCACTTCGTGATGTTCTTCCGGACATGCAGGAAGTAGTGAAGGTTGTACCGGATGAAAACGGAATCTTCCGTGTTGTGCGTGACAAGGCAAGAGAGTACACGCAGAAGACCGGGAATCCATCTTTTGCATAAAGGGGGTGCAGCATGTATCAGGGTTATAGAATCAAAATCAATGGCACTGTCATCAGCGATCTGATGATCAAGAGGGGCAGTTATTATGCTACACCGACAACAAGGGTTGTTTCTTCATACTACGATGCAGCAGGTGGATTCCATGAAGAATTAAGTCCGGCCAAGAAAATGGAAATAGGTTTCACCATCCGGGAACACGACATGGAAGAACACACTGCATTCATTTCTGCATTTTCTACCGGACGGAATGTGTCTGTGGAATATTGGAATGACACAACCGGGGAATACAAGATGGGAGTGTTCCGTGTGGATGACATGAAGAATCAGCACAAATACGCACTGCCGGGCAGAATCCGGTATGGTGAAATTCCTGTTAAGTTAAAGGAGAATTGACGATGGCAGACACAAAAGAATACAAGGACCTTTTCAAGCAGTCGGGAGTACCAAAGCGGCTGCTTGTGTCATTTCCTGATCTTTCTGTCACGCTTCAGAATGAAGATATTGTGTCGGAAAGCATGGAGATTTCCGAAAGTCTTTGTTCAGGATCTGAACTTCGTTTCGGATCCTGTGAAGCTTCGGTTTTTAAGCTGCGGATCATCGGGAATGTGATTCCGTTGATCGGTGCAACCTGTGTTGTTTCGATGTATGCCGGGGATGCTGTGGATCCTTTCGTGCTTGGCACATACAAGGTGGCATCCGACAAACCGACAGCAGACAGAAAATATCGTGACATTGTTGCCTATGATGCCATGTATGACATTATCAATGCGGATGTGGCTGCATGGTATAACAGCATTCTTCCGACAAAGGACAGCACAACCACCCTTCGGGCATTCCGTGATTCCTTCATGGAGCAGTTCGGCATGGAACAGGAAGAAATCACCCTGCCGCATGATGAAATGGTGGTGGAAAGGACCATTGATCCGGAAGCAATCAGCGGAAAAGATGTGCTTTCTGCCATTTGTGAAATCAACGGATGCTTCGGGCATATCGGACGGAATGGGAAGATGCAGTATATCTTCCTTCGGGAGATTGTAACAGGACTTTACCCTTCGGATGAATTATATCCTTCGGATGATTTATTCCCAAGGGATAACAGCGGAACAGAAAAGATTCCGCAACAGAACTATATATCTTGCAAGTATGAAGATTATACCACGAAGCGCATTGGGAAGTTGCAGATCAGGCAGGAAGAAAACGACATCGGATGCATAATCGGCAATGGTGAAAACGGATATATCATCGAAGGAAACTTCCTTGTGTTTGGCAAGGATGCAGCAGGCTTGGAAGCAATCGGGCAGAGGTTGTTTGACATTATTGGCATTGTATGGTATAGGCCTGCAACCGTGAAGGCAATCGGCAATCCGTATTTGGAAGTCGGTGCCGGGATCCGCATGATAACGCAGCATGAGATTGTGGAAACATACATCCTTGAACGAACACTGAAGGGAATTCAGGGTTTGATTGATGATTATGAAGCGCAGGGTGCAGAAACCTATTCTGACAATGTGAATTCGGTGCAGAAGTCCATTGTGCAGTTGAAGGGCAAAATGAACATCTTGACACGGACAGCGGAAGAAACACGGTCACAGCTTATCGACTTAGACAAAGAACTTTCATCCCAAATCTTGCAGACTGCTGAAGAAATATCCGCAGAGGTTAAGAGAGCGAAGGAAGCAGAAGCAAGCCTTTCTATTCGTGCGGATGAAATCAGCCTTTCTGTGTCAAATTTAGATAGCAATCTGTCATCTAGGATCACACAGACTGCGGAAAGCATCACTTCCGAAGTATCAAGAGCGCAGAGTGCGGAAAGCAGCTTGTCTTCTCGAATCACACAGAATGCCGACAGTATCACAGCGGAAGTCAGCAGAGCGCAGAGTGCGGAATCTTCCCTTTCATTGCGTGTTGATGGAATATCCCTTAGTGTGACGAACTTGGAAGAATCGGTGCAAAGTGATATTGAAGTCCTTGCAGGGGAAATCAACCTGCGGACCACGCAGGGGCAGGTTTCAAGCATGATTTCTGTTGCATTGGAAGATATAACGATTTCTGCAAGTCAAATCAACCTTGAAGGTTATACAACAATCAATGGTGGTTTTTCGGTTGACAGTTCCGGAAGTGTGACGATCAGCAGTTCTTCCGCAAAAATATCTATGTACGGCAACACGCTTCAAATAGCATCAAAAAGTGGTGGTGGTGTTGCAAGAATCGGAAACTCATTTATTACATTTTACGATTCCGGATATGTTGACACTTATGCAGTCGCATATTTAAGCGGTACAACATTGATTATCGGTGACGGTTCATGCACCGTTGATTGCGGAAGCGTGAGTTGTTCCGGTGATATAGAGTGTTCTACCCTGAACGGTTATGTTCCGGTGACAAGGGCAGAATTCACTTCATTGCGTGAAAGAGTTGCGAAATTGGAAACGAAGGTCGGGTGATAACATGGGAATAAACACAGCAACGAAGAAATTCAGGAATGATTTGGTGGATCTGATAAACAAAAGCGGCTTGCCTATATGCGTTGTCGAATTGGTACTGACTAGCACACTTGGAGCAGTGCAGCAAAAGTTGGCAATCGACTTGCAGGCAGAAGCGGAAAGTGAGGTGGCAAAAGATGCAGAAAGCGTACAACCGGATCCTGTATGAAAATTATCCATCCGAAGCAACACCCTTGAATGAAACGAACATGAACAAGATGGATGCTGCCTTGGATGAACTTGACAATCGCATAATCAATATGAATTTGACTATGCAGGAGCCTGTTACAAAATCCGCAGAGAATGCAGCACAGGCGAAAGAATCAGCGGAAGCAGCGGCAGAAAGTGAGAGTGCAGCACAGGCAAGCGAATCGGCCTGCCTTGGAGCATTGGAAGAAGTCCGGCAGATAACACACAACACACAATTTGCTGTGAACTTTACAACCGGG